ACTTCACGATCGCGTAGCCGGTCTCGTCCTTGCCGCGCCCCGAGGGGTCGATGAACATGACCGTGCCGTCCCAAGGCGCCCAATGGGACTCCTGCGAGACGAACGCGGGGCGGTAGAATCGATCGCCGGGTAAGCCGACGTTGGGGAGGTCGTCGATGCGGTTGCGCGGGTCCGCCGCCCACTCGACCTTCACGGGGGCCATCGTGCGGGGCACGGGCATCACGATCAGGTCTGCGGTCTTGAGCGGGAACTTGTCGATGTCGCTCAGGCTGGTGTCGAGCTGGAACTGCAGGGCGAAGCCGGCGGGGCCGTAGGAGACCTCGCGCTCGCGTAGGTCGTCGTCGGTGAACCGCTGAGGGTCCGTCGGTGTGCCCGGGGCGACACCGCGCTCGACCAGGGCCTGCACGAAGGGCGCCAGCCTGCTGCCGTAGCGGGCCGCCTGGGTGTCTGTGGGGACGCGGGCAGGCCAGATGCAAACCTCGTAGCCGCGCTCGGGCAGCGCGTTGTAGATCGACTGCTCGCTCTGCGGCGTGCCGAGGTACTTGATCTCGCTGTCCTCACCGGGCTTGAGGATCGCGTCGAACTCCTTGATCAGCTCCAGCAGCTTGTCGCGCATGACCTGCGTCGCGGAGTTGTTGGGGGACTCGACGTCGTCGGGGATGATCACGTCCGCGCGGGAACCGGTGAGCTGCCCGGTGATGCCTACCGATTTCACCGAGGGCGAGTGCGACGGCGGCGCCGGGCCTACGTCGAAGGCGACCATCGACTGCCGCTGGCCGGCGCGGGGACGCAGGTGCTGGCAGATCGGTATCTCGTGAATGATCTTGAGCGCGAAGTGCGTGAAGGCGTCGGCGCGTTCCTTGGACGCCGACACCACGAGGATATTCAGCGCCGGGTCTCGCATCAGGCGCCAGACGGCGAAGGTGCTGGTCTCCCAGCTCTTGCCGACGCCCCGGAACGCCTCGATCACCGAGCGCTTCGGACCGTGCTGGAGGTAGTAGGCGATGTCGTATTGGATGGCTGACGGCACCGCCCCGTTGAGGAGGTGCTGCCAGACGACGAACAGGAACTTGCGGAAGTCCTCGTAGACAGGCCACTCGGCCTCGGGCACGCCCCTCTCGGGGTCGCGCCACCAGCCTTCGGGATAGAGCTTCCGCGTGTTCGTCTTGATCGGCCGCTTACCGGCCAAGGCCCCACCCCTTCAGCTTCTCGCGCAAGCGGTCGCGAAGCGAAGTCGGCGGGCTCGCGGGGGCAGGCGCAGCGGGGGCGACGGGCGGCGCCGGCGGCTCCACCGGACGCACGGGATCGCCGAGCGGCTTCGCCGGGACGACAGGCGCGAAGTCGGCGTCGAGGTTGTAGCGGCGGACCAGCCCCTTGTAGACGGGCAGCGGGTCCTCGTTCGTGATGCGCCGAGCGATGTTGCTCATGCGCTGGAAGATCGTCGCGTGGACGCCACGGTTGTCGGCATCCGCGCTCAGGCGGGACAGCTCGTACGCGCGGCGGTACCAGCCGGCGGCGTAGATGCGCTGCGACGGGTCGGCCGAGCAAATCTTCATGTACTCCTCGCCCAGCGCCAGCGCCAGGCGGTTCGCCAAGCGGGCCTCGGACGACTCCTGCGCAGCCTTCTCGGCGGCACGCATGCTGGCAGGCCCCCAGGCGCCATCGATGGGCGTGCCGACGATCTCCTGAATCTGCCGCACCATGCGGTAGTACAGGACCATCGAGCCGCAGACGGCGCTGAACATCACCGGCCGCGCCCACGAGGGGTACGACTCGATGCGCATGCCGAGCCAGATGTTCTTGTAGTAGGCGTCCTTGGCCTGGTGCTTGGTGAGGTTCGTGATGTCGTCGCGGGTCGCCGGGCGGCCGAGGTACTGCGACAGGAACGGCAGGGTGATGCCCATGTTCGTGTAGCCGCCACGGTCGTTCGGATCGTCGGCGATGCCGCCTTCGAGATCGAAGACGTGGTTGACGATTTCGTTAAATTCGGGAGTCATTGGTGGTCCTATGCTCCTACGAGAGCGCGGAATGGTGGTGAGGTGACGGACCGGACGGCGGCTCGGAACGCGAAGGTCTCGCCGGCCATGAGCGACGACGCGGACTCCATGATGTCGTCCTCCTCGGTGATCGAGGCGTCGGCGTTGAGGTACAGCGTGGCCGTAGCCTCCATCACGTCGTCGTCCTCGACGACGGAAAGGTCGCCGGTCAGGAACAGCGTGGCCGCAGCAGAGAGAACGTCGTCGTCCTCCGTGATAGCGAACGTCGAGCGGATGTCGAGCGTCGCCGTAGACGCCATCGTGTCGTCGTCCTCGGTGACCGCGAACGTCGAGCGGATGTCGAGCGTTGCGGCGGCCGAGAGAACGTCGTCGTCCTCGACGAGGGCGGACGTCGCGCGGATGTCCAGCGTACCCGCCGACGTGAGGACGTCGTCGTCCTCCGTGATAGCGAACGTCGAGCGGATGTCGAGCGTCGCGGTCGAAGACAGGACGTCGCTATCCTCGGTTACCGCGAACGTCGCTGAGAGGGAGCCTCCGGGTATCCCGAAGAACCCCTCGGAGCTGACCTTCCACGCCCCCATTCCCGGCCTACGGCGGACGATGTCTTCAAGCCGCAGGCGGTCTTCGAGGATGCGGAAGATCGGGTTAGCCATTCGCTACTTCCATCTGGAGATCGAGCAGGCCGGACGAAGTGCTGTCCGCCTGCACCAGCGCGTAGAGAGCGCTGTCGGCGAACACCTGCACCAATCCGGTCTTGAGGAAGTCGTGGACGTCGCCGCCGGCAGCGACGGGGACGCGGCCGGTCCATAGCGGACGCAGCACCATGACGTTGAACGTGCCGACAGAAGCGACCGAGCCGGTGACGTTGTCGATCCGCTGAACGCCCGCGTCGCCGGCCTGCAATGGCAACTGCCAGCAGCGGCCGACCGTGGGCGCCGCGCCGATACCGACCGCGCCGGTCGTGCGCGAGCCGGTGCCGGCCTCGTTGGTGTAGGTGACGGCCACCGCTTGGTTGCCGGTCGCCGCCGTGACCTGCTCGACCCAAATCTCGAGTCCCTTGTAGTCGTTGGCGTCGAGACCGGTGGCGTAGTTGCGCAGGTTCACGCGGCCGGCGTAGCTCGGCTGCGAAGCGAGGTTCGTGTTGGCGTTGAAGGCGTAGGCACCGGCCGCGAAGACGCGGTCGAAAAGCCTGATGCGACAGGCGACGGAGCTGCCGAAGTCGATCTTCGTCAGGGCGCCGATGTTCCCCGAGCCGAAGGCGTCAATCGTCGGATGGCCCGCTGTCGCGTCTGTCGGAACGACACCGTTCGCGGTGTTTCCGATGGCGAGCGTACCGGCGCCGGGGCTGCCGGCGATGTCGAAGAGGGAGAACCACGCCGCAGCAATCGTCGTGCGCGTCGCCGTCTTCTTGAGCTGCAGGTTCTGCTGCTTCGCGGCGGCGATGTATTGGTCTACGGACTGGATGGTCACTGGCTAGTTCCCGTGCGTGATGGTGAACGAGTCGACCGTGAACGGCTGTCCAGCAGCGAAGGACGTGTTGCTGACGATCATCTCGCCGCCGCCGCCAGACGCGGAGACGGACCCTTGAATCTTCTGCGTGATGCCGTCGGAGGCGTAGATGCGGAAGTGTCCGGCCGTGCCGGCGGCGTCAGCGGAGGCGTCCGACCAGGTTCCCGACTTGGACTTCACGCCGCCAGATGCGGCTGCCATCCAGTCTGACGGTAGGTTGACGGTGGCCAGCACGGTGCCGGAATCCGCGTCGGTGATGTTCGCCGGGGCGGCGCCAGACCGAATCTTGAGAACGGCGCTGGCGCCGATCGTCGACTCGACGGCGTCGAGGCGCGCGTTCTTGATGTCGAGGGAGTATTTCATGGGGACCTTAGGTTAGGAGGTGAAGGGAGCCCGAAGGCCCCCTCTGAGTTTCTTCAGCCTGCGGCGGACATCTCGTTGCGCAGCGTGGCCACCATGGTCAGCAGAGACGGGGCCTCTGACTGAGTGAAACCCTGCGACATCATCACGAGGCCGAGCTTGGCCGTCGTGTAGGAGGCCGGCGAGTTACCGGCGGTGGAGTTCGCGTGGATGAACCAGCGCTCCGTGACGGTGTCGAGGTTCGAGCCGCCCGGGTCCGTTCGCGACGCGATGAGCCCGGTGCCGGTGGCCCACAGGAACTGCATGTTGCCTGCTGGGTTCGAGGTCAGAACCGTACACGGCGCGGAGAAGCTGCCGGCGGTGTCGAAGCCCCGGTCGCCAAGGTGGGCGCCGATGTTCGTTCCGTCGTTGTAGAGCCGATGGAACGGGTTACCGCCGTTGATAAGGCCCGTGGCGTTGCCGCCGGCGAACGACTGGAAGTCGACGAGGACCGCTCGGTTGTTCAGGTCCCAGCCGCGAGCGTGCGTCGCGTCGCCGGTGATGCCGGTGTCGAAGTAGCCGTTCGTGCCGTTGCTGGAGGTTCCGACGCCCGGGTCGTGCGTCAGCGTTCCGTTGAACGTGCCGACGCTGCCGTTCTTCATGCACACCAAGCGTGCCTGCGGCGTCACCGCCCCCATGTGGTGAGCGATGACGACTCGGCTCCAGAAGCCGGCGTCGATCATCGAGGAGATGAACGTGTTGAACGCCGCCTTCTCGGCGATGGACATGACGCCCCCCTGAGCCGCGACCGCCGCGAAGTACGAGTCGGCTGCGGCGACCCAGTCAGGCTCGCTGCAACAGGCGTCGACCGCCTTGAACGGGCTCCTGTATGGGACGTCGTACGGAGGGCAGTTCAGCATCAGGCCGTCTCCGCGTCGAGGTACACGCTCGCGCTCGGGCCTCCCGATGCGCCGGTGGTGGTCACGCGCATCTCGGGCATCAGGGCGACGAGCTGCACAGCGGAGGCGGCCGTCGAGTAGATGGTGATCCACGGCGCGGCCGGAGTCATGCGGCCCTCGATGGCGACGGTGATAGTGCCAGAGATCGAAATCTGCACCACGCGCTGCGGCGCGGCGCGGCGGATGTGCTTCGGGAGCGCAACAGCGTCCCCCGAAGTGTTGGTCGAGACGGCGTCGGCCAGAACGATGGCGGCCATGTTACGACACCGCGTTCAGGGCTTCGACGAGCTGCTTGAGGAACTCGTCGACCGGCAGGTCGGGGTAGCGCTTCTCCTTGTTGATCTTGCGATAGGAGTGCGTGCCGTTCTGCGAGCCGCTGGTGTTGATCGCGATGCCGGCCTCGTAGTTGGCCAAGCTCGTCGCGAGGCGGAACGTGTTCGCGTTCACCGGGATCACGTAGTACTGTCCGTTGTTGACCAAGCCGATCGGCAGGGAGCCGCTGGTCGTCAGTTCGAGCAGCTCGCCGCCGACGAAGCCGTGGGCGGTCTTCGTCACGACGCCGGGGGACGCGATGGTGACCGTGAAGGTCTGCAGGGCTTCGATCTTCTCGAACGAGTAGCCGCCTGTGCCGCGCCGGCGGACGCGGACCTGCGCCGAGGAGCCGAGCAGCTTGTTGCGGATGGAGTTAGGAAGGGACACTGTGATGCCTCTTAGTGGAAGGAATAGTCGCCGTCGTCCGGCGCGTCGGTTGGGAATGTGGGGAGCTTGTCCGCGAGCGAGCCCAGCTTGTTCTGAGGACCGTTGCGGGCTTCGATGCCGTTGTCCTTGAGGAGCTGCCGGATCACGTTGAGCGTGGCGGCCTTCGGCTTCACGCGGACGACTGCGTCCCCGGCGACGACTTCCTCGCCGTTGGTGAGGATGTCGTCCATGTTCTCGACGAGCTTGTCGAACAGGCTAACGAGCTTCGGTTCGTCGGTCTTCATTTGCTCCTCTCGATGAGTCGATCGAGCTTGTCGTTGATGCTCTTGAGGCTGTCTCCGAGGCGCTCCTCGACCTCTCGCACGTAAGCGTTCGTGGCGTAGGTCTCGGCGCTCTTGGTCTCCAGCTTCGCGACTCGGTCGTTCGTCTTGAGGACATACGAGACCAGCCAGCCCACCGCGCCGACAAGGCCGGCGACGATGGACTTCAGGATGATGTCGAGTTCGTGGCTCATAGTCGGGCTGCCGCCTTGAAGATGGCGGCCTTCTGCGCGTTGGAGAGCCCCAGCGCCGCGCACGCGGCGACGACGTATGGGGAGTCGATCGAGATGTCCGTGCTGTACTCCCAGGCGTCCTTCGATTCCTGATCGAGAGTCGACACGTAGTTCTCGACGGCCGCCTGTAGGCCCGCACGGCGGATAGCGATGCGGAGCTTGAAGTTCGGCACGGAGGCGGGAGGGGCAGAGGCCCGCGCCGCCTTTGTTGCCGCCCACGCGGACCTCTCGGCGAGAACCTCGGCTTCCTCAGCCTGGGTCAGGGGAACGATCTCCCCGTTCACGATGCGAGTGAGTGTCGCCATTCTATGCCACCTTCAATACGGTGATGGAACCGTCTACGATGTTGCCACCCGGGTAGTAGAAGCGGATTCCGTCGATCTGCGCGGCGCTGTTGTAGTGGCCGCTGAACACGTTGCTCAGCAAAGAGCCGGCGGCGCTGTTATAGTGATGCGCCACGCCGTTGATGAACGATCCCGCCGTCACCGCCGCCCCGACCAAGAAGAAGGCGAAGCCCTTGAGAGCGGATATCTGGCTGGTGGCCTGATCGTTGTGGATCAGAACAGCCGGAGCGTTGACGGCGGTGCCTGTTCCGGTCGCCCCGTTGGTAGCCCCCGCGCCGACCTGCGTCTGATAGCCATAGTTAGACGCGGTCAGGAACGAGCCGCCGCTGGAAAAGCGAAGTGACGGATCGTCCCCAGCGACCTGAGGCCGAAGGCTGTTGAACGAAATGAGGTACAGGCCGGGGGACAGCGGAGAGATGTCGAGGGACGCCTGATTGTTCGCTGTGTATGTGGCGGCCCCGTACGGGACAGTCTTCCACGTACCATCGCCAAACAGCGCCTTGCCGGCATCGCCGCCGGTCGAGCTGGGGACCAAGCCCTTCGCGCCTCCCGGAACGAACGCGTTGAGCAGAGCGGTGGCTGCGGCGGCGTCGAGCAGCTCCACGTCGCCGGTACCGGCTGTGGACCTACCAAGCAGGCGGTCCGTGGCGATGTTCTGAATCTTCGCCAGCGTGATCGCGTCGTCGAGGACCTTGGAGGTCGTCACGGAGTCGCTCGCGAGCTTCTGCGCAGTGACGGCCAGATCGTTGATCTTCGGGGTGGTGATCGCGAGGTCGACGATCTTCGAGGTCGCTACCGAGTTGTCCGGCAGGGACGTGAGCTGCCCGGACACGTCGAAGATTGACGCGAACGGTACCAGCTCGAACGTGCCGGAGGCGTTGTAGGAGAACAGGGTGTTCTCGCGGTTCTCCGGCGCCGGCATGGACGGAAGAGGCTGCGCCTCCTCGGCCTCGATGCTGCGGTACAGCGACTGCTGCGCGAGGAGATTGAGGTTCTCCTTCGTCAGCATGTTGCCGCCGGTGAAGGACACCAAGAGCGCGTCCGGCGTGTTGCGCTCGATGCGCACGGTCGCGCCGTTCGCGGGCGCGGGAGAGATGGAGATGACGGAAGCCGAGGACCACGTGAACGCGGTCACGACGTCGGACACCTTCACGCTCACATGCGACTGGTCGATGTAGGGGAACGTGACGGAGAACGCCGTCTGCACACCATTCGCCGTGTATTCGACGTAGGATTGAGCCATGGGAGTCCTAGAAGGAATGGGGGAGAGGAGCCTCGCGGCCCCTCTCGGTGGGGGTTACTTGCCGAGGATCGACTCAAGGAATGACGGCGGCTTGTAGACGCGCTCCTGAGGGCCGTCGCGACCGGTGGTGCGGGCGCGGCGGGTCTCGGCCATGAACATCTCTCGCAGGTCGTCGTTCTCGCGCAGGAGCTGCCCACGCGCCGCCTCGCGGTAGCGCTGGACGTACTGGCTGATCATCCACAGCTTCGTGCCGGGGGTCGTCGCGTAGTCCCGGTCTCCCGGGCTCGCGGCCTTGTAGCGCTCGCTGTTGATCAGATCGGTCAGGGCTTCCCGCATCGTGCCTCTGCCGGCGCGGACGGTGCTCGTCAGCTCCTGCAGCCGGTCGTAGGCGTTCTGCCCGTTCGCCAGAGTGACCTCGCGGAGGTCGATGGTCGTCTCGCCGAGACGCGGGGACACGCGCATCAGCGCGGCGTCGCCCTTGATCATCAGACGCGACAGCTCGTCGGCCAGCGCGTCCTTCTTGTCGGTGCGGTAGCCGATTGGGCTGAACGCGTCCGGCCCGATGAACGCGGGCGCCTCGGCCTTCTCGCCGAGGATGTTGCGCACGGGCGGGAGAGACTTCGTGCCGCCCTCGCCGGGCAGACGCGACTTGATCGAGTCCATCACCGAGCGCACTTCGCGCAGCGCCTCGTCTTCGCCCTTGAACGAGGCGACGACGGAAGGCACGGCGACCGCGCCGGCGGTGCGATAAATCCACGACTTGAGGCCCGAGTCCGAGCGGCCGGAGATCACGTCGGCGTAGGCGTTGAAGATGTTCGTGATGCCCTGCAGGTAGGTCTTCGACGACAGGTTCTTCGCCAGCGCCGCGACCATGCCGCCGCCGATCTCCATCAGGGCCCGCTCGGGCACGCGTCCGGCTTCGTCAACGAAGTCCGCCACGAGGCCGAACGGCATCATGAACGGGTCGAAGCGGTTGAAGGCGATGTACTTGTCGCCCACCTTGAAGGAGTACGGCTGCCAGCCCGTCGCTTCTTTGGCGCGACGCAGATCGGGGTCCGTCGGACCTCCGCCTGTGATCAGACCGTTGAGCGCGAGGAACGCACCTGCGGTGTAGAAGGCGCCGCCCATGGTCGTCCTCGCGGACGCAAGGCGGGCACGCTCGCCACCTGCGGCGATGTCTTCCGCGTGCTGGCGCTGGAGGCGGTTGATTAGCGGCGTGTGCTGCCACACCCAGCGGAAGATGTTCGTCGGCGTGCGAACGAACGGGATCACCATGCGCATCATCGGGAAGCGCCCGGCACCCTGCTGGAGCCAGTCGCCGATGCCATACTCAAGGTCCTGCGTGAACGTCAGCTCACGCGCTTCCTGAATACCGCGCTCGTCGGTGCCGCGTACGCCGTTCTCGTCGAACGCCTTGGTGAAGCGCTCAGCGACGAAGTCGTCGAACGCCTTGCCCTTGAGGTTCAGCGAGCGGGCCTGCCCCGCCGCTTCCTTGTAGATGTAGGAGCGGTAGGCGATCTGCTTGAAGAACTCGTCCTGCGTCGTCAGTAGGCGGCTAGGGACGTTGACCACGGTGCCGATGCCGTCGACCATCCACGACAGGTAGGGCGTGGTCTCCGTACGGATGATGTCGCCCCTCTCGTTGTAGATGTCCTTCGACAGGCCCCAGCGCCGCGCCGAAATGGCGTTCTTGCCGAAGCCCTCGCGCTCCGCTGCGGTGACACCGCCGGCGTCGAGCATCTGGTCGCCCTGCTTGAGCGCCATGCCGGCCATACGGAACGCGTCGTTGATCGCGTGGAACATGCCGACGTATTCGTCGACTGCGCCCTTGAACGCCTCGCGACCGCCGACGCCGCCTGGCATCACGCCCGCGAGGGCGCGCTCCATGGGGCGATACAGCGCGTGAGCCGTGTTGCTCACGAGGTTGACGATGTGCGTCTTGGGGCCGCTGAGCAGAGCGTTCACGTAGTACTCGATGAACGAGTCCTGCACGCGCCGGCCGAAGCTGTTCTCCAAGAACTTGCGCATGCCCTTCGGGTTGGCTCCGAAGTTCGATAGCTGCCTGAGCACGAGGCGATCGGCGTCCGACAGGCCACGGCCTTCGAGGTTCTTCGCCAGCTCGGTGAAGGAGATGCCCTTCGCCATGCCGGTGTTGTTGGCGGTGATGCGCATCGCGCCGAGCGTGCGGGCGATGTTCGTCTGGATGCCCTTCACCTGGGCGATCACCTGCGCAGCGATGCGGGCCGCGTGGATCGCTTCGGCCGCGAGCTGAGCCGCGTTCTGTCCGCCGGCCAGCGCCGCCGACGCCTTCGCTGCGGCCTCGTCGACCACGGACAGCATCAGGGTGCGGTAGGCAAGGACGCGCGAGTCGAGCTGACGGACGGTGTCGCCGTCGCGGCCCAGCACGTTGAACAGCGCGTCTTGGTTCACGCCGAACATGTCGGCCACGCGGTCGGCGTTGCGCTTCACCATGTCGAAGTCGCGCACGCGGTCGGCGTTGCCGCCGGCCGCCTTGTCGATCTTGGCCTCGATCGCCTTGGCGATGGAGTTGGTCGCCGCGAGGATGTCGTCGTCTCCGTTGAGCCGGCGCATGTTGAACTCGTCGCTCGTCAGCGCCATGTCGCGCCCGACGACGAACCGCTTGTGGATCGCGGCCTCGACGGCAGCCTCCTCCTCAGGCGTGAACTTCTGCAGGCGAGCGCCCGGGGGCTCCTGCGCAGCTTCCTTCGCTGTCGGCGAGGCCATCTGAGGATCGAGCTGTCGCCCGTCCTTCGACATCGTCTGGCGGGCGTTGTTCGGATCGCGAGGGAACTCCAGCGGGAGCTGGCCCTGCGTGCCGGGCGCGGTCTCGACCTTAACCTCGGGCACGTCGATGGGCGCCGCCGGATCGCCCGGCTTCACCGCCGGGGCCTCTGCGGGCTTCGCGGCCGGCGCCTGTAGCTCGGCGGGCACGAACGGCTCGTCAGCGCCTCGCGGGTCGAGGTCGTTGATCATGCGACGGTAGAGGTTGTCCGCGTCGGCGGCGGCCCTCGCAGCCGCTTCCTTGTTACCAAGGCGGGCCTGCTTAACGGCCTTCGCGCCGAGGATCAGGAGGTCCAGTGACGGGCCGATGATCAGACCTTCGAGCGCGTTCTTCAACGCTCCCTCGGCCTTCGTGTCGCCCGGCTTCGCCGCGAGATACTCGGTGATCGGGTTGCGCAGGAACTCGTGCTCGTTGATCAGGTTCGACAGGCGCTCGTCGGTGCCATCGAACACGAGGGCGTCAACGGGGGCGCCCTTGGCCGCGCCCTGCGCCATCGCGCCCTTCGCGGTCTTCGGGGCCGCAACGCCTAGAGTCTTCGCGGCGCGTCCGACACCGAGGAACCCGGTGACGAACTGCGCGATGCTCTCGGTGACGTTGCCGGTCACGCTCTCGGGCTTCGAGAACGCGCCCTGAGCAAACTCCGCGAGATCGGCGACGGCGTCGAGCGGGCGCATCACGTAGCCCAGCGCCTTGTCGGCGGTGGCGTTGCCCGTGGTGCCCATGTCGAAATCTACGCCGGTCTTCTTATCGAGCCATTCGGCGACGCCGCCGAGGTTCTGCGCGGCTTCCTTCACAGCGCCTGTAGCGCCGCGATAGACGGCTGCGGGAGCCTCGGTGACGCCCTGAGCCACATCCGAGACGACGGCGCCTGCGGTCTGCAGTGTGCTTCGTCCCGGCGCGGGCTCAGCCTGCTGGCGCTGGGTCAGCTCGTGCTGGGCGGCGGCGAGGATGCCGTCGCGGGTGATCGGAGCCGACTCGTCGGGATGCAGGTTGATGCCGCGCCGCTTCAGCTCGTCGAGGATCGGCTTGATCTGCTCGACGTTAATCGGATCGGCCATGCTGTGGTGTTACCTCTGCTGCGGGGGTTTGAGCCCCTTGATGAGACGGTCAAGAAGCTCCGCGTCCGACGGCGGCTTCTGCTGTGTTGGTGACGGTGAGGCGGGCTTCGGCTGCTGGCCGCGATCCGCCGGAGGTGTGGCCGGTGCGCTCTGAGCGCCCTCGGCGGGGACCTGACGCGGGTTCGCGCGGCTACCGCTGGCGCCGAGCTTGATCGCCCAATCGGACCAGCGACGCTCTGCGTCCTGCGAAGCCCGTACAAGCTCCTGCTCGTTCGCGGCGGGATTCGCCTTGCGCCATTTCACCATCTCCTCGCTGTACCGGAGGACCGCTTCCTGCGTGATGACAGGATCGATGGGGATGCCGACGTTGTCCTTCGACGAATAGCGAAGGATGTTCGACGTGGCGTCCTTGTAGACGGCGCTCTTGGTGAGGCCGTCGTCCTGCACCATTCGGGCGATGGACAGAATGTGCGCCGCGCCGGAGCCCTTGATCGCGCCGCTGTCCAGCAAGCGCTGGGCGACCTCGATGGCTCTGTCGCCGGAGCGAAGGATGTCGATGGTGGCGTAGGCGACCTTGAGTGGGTCGTCCTTCTGCTGGTCCTCGATCGCCTGGCGGTGGAACGCGCGGAGCTTCAGCTCGACTTCGGGATCGACGCGGCGAATCCTCGCCATGTCCTCCTCAGCCGGGAGCGCACCGTTCTTGACGATGTACTCGTAGCCGGCCGTCGTCCACTGACGCGCGGCGACCGCACGGGCACGCTGCTCTCTGGTCCACGCCAGCGACTCCTGCGAGGCGGCGCGAGACAGGATGGCGTCGTCAGCCGAGCGGAAGGTGTCCATGTACTTCGGGTTGTTGCCGATGTACTGGAAGCTCTTGCCAAACTCGAGAAGGCGAGTGTTGCCGAACTGGCGGGCCTTGCTGGCGATGGCACGCGCTAGTGTCGCGTTGAAGTCGTCGGGCTTCACGCCCATCAGCTTCACGGACTTCGCGTCGAGCGCTTCTACCCGGGCCTTCGCCTCGGCGTCGCTGATGCGGCCCTTGGCCAGGTCGTCGAGCACGCCGCTGATCTCCACGCCGACGTTGTTGAGGTGATCCTCGTAGACGCGCTTGGAGCGGTAGTCGGATTGTGCGCCGATGATCTCGGCGAACGTCTTGTCGATGACAGGGAGCGACGCGGATCGCGCGATGGGATCGTTGATGCCCTTGAGCTTCTCGTCGAAGAACTTCGCGAGGAACTTCTGCGCTGCCGCAGGGTCGTCGCTGTTCTTCTCGGGGCTCTGCATCCACGCCTCGCGGGCCTCGTTGCCCCACGAGATTCCCTGCGTGCGCCAGTACTGCTCCTTGTAGCCCCGCATGAACCACTTCGATTCACCGGGACTGAGCTTGCCCTGCTTGATCGCCTCGGCGTCGCTGAGTGCCAGTTCGAGCGCCTTCTGGCGGCCCTTGTTGGCGTCTTCCTCGGCGCCGCGCTTCTCCATGTTCCCGACGATCTTCTCGATCTCGGGCTCGATGGCGGACAGGGATTTGATAGCGTCGGCGAAGCCCTGCTCTCGCGGGGGCGGCGCGTAGTTGAATGAGCCGCTCGCGGCTGGGCGCACGCCACCGACGCTCGGATTGAAGTCCGGCGTCTGGCGGCGAGGCTGTAGGCGGGGATCGGCCATGGGTTAGGTCCTGCCGCGTTGGGTGACGTCGTAAATCTTGAGACCGCCCGCCGCGAGCTTCGCGCCAACGTCAGCGAACAGCGCCATCGGGCTGGGCTTGGGGACGGAGTTGATGGCGGCGACGCCACGCGTCTGCGCGGCCTCTTTCTCGTTCTGCAACGCACCGACCGCCATGTCGGCGTTGTCCTGCGACGTGGCGACGGCACGGCCACCACGGGCCTCGTAGTCGCGCAACAGGATATCGAAGGATACGCCCTCGGCGGTTCCTGTCTCACCTGCCGAAGCGGTGGCCGAAGACTTCGCCTGCTGCATCTGCATGCCGACGTCGAACTGCTCGGCGGCGGCCTTGTTGCGCTCCTGCTGCTGGCGCAGTCCGGTGCCGGCGTAGGAGTTGACAGTCGCCTTGATGGCGGCGTTCTGGTTCGCCTCGAACGCGCTGCGCTGGGCGCTGGCTGCCGCCATGGAGCCGGCAATGCCGATGGCTGTCGATACTACCGCCATCGCGGCCATGACTGGAGGACACATGATGATTCTTCCTATCTCGATCTGCGCCGGCGACGCTCGGCTTCTCGCTCAGCCTTCCTGTTCCACTCGACGAACGCGTCATCGGCGGCGATGGCGTCCGACGCTGGCTGACCTGCGCGGTAGTCGAGGACGTTGGCGGACTCTGGTGTGTCGGAGATTCCGAGGCGCTGCGAGAACGGTATTCCAGACGGCTTCTGCAGGCCGACGGCGAACCCCAGGCTCTTGCCTAGGTCGAGCCCTTGTCGGGCGGCGTCTGTGGTACACACGGGGAGTGTCTCGCGAACTCGATGAAGTTGTGGTTGTTCAGCTCGACGCGGCGGATGAGCGAGAAGCCCATGGCGCGGAGCCAGGCGATGTGCGTGGGGTTGCCCTCCCACACGAGGTTGAACAGCAGCGGGTACTGCTCGTGCCAGCGCTCTATCTGACCTCGCGCGTCTTTGACGAGCGCCTTGCGGTGAGCGAGCGCGGCCGGCGTCGCGAGCATCCAAGCCACGCCTACAAGCGCGGGGATGAACGGGGCGGTTCCGCAGATTATAAGGGGCCGCCCGGTGCCGATCTCCTCTGCGTAGAGGGTTTCGGCGCCCGGGATGCCAAGGGAGCGCGGGAGGGAAATCACCGGCGAGTGGCCGCTGGCGATCTCAACCTCCCGCCTGTCTTCGTCCCGCAGCAGCGGAGCGATGAGACGGACATCCGCCTCTGTGGCGGGACGAAGACGGTAGCGCATTAGATGCGTTGGCTCCTCATTGACCACATGCCCTCCCATTCCATCGTAAGAACGGACATGGGCAGGTGGCTGTCGTTGACCAGCTCGATCTCGACCTGATCGGAGCGGGCAAGGATCGGCGCCTTGACGCGTCCGGTGTAGAGCGGGACGTCACCCACGACGGTCTGCGAGCTGCCGAGGATCGCCGGGGTGAACTCCTTGACGTACGTCGCACGAGCAGTCGGCGTTACCTCGATGCGGATGTAGGCCGTGGGGCCGAGCATCAGCGTGAGGTAGCGCAGTTGCAGGCGTCCGTCGGCAACGACGCTGCGGGACTCGCCGCCGTTGTCCTGCTTGAGGTGAATCGTCGACAGCTTCGCGCGGGTCTCGTACGGAACGCCGAACCACAACGGGGTGTCGCGGTGGTCGCCGGACAGCGTGATCGTGGACCCCGCGCGATCTTCCACGACAGGCGCTGTGCCGGTCTTGAGATCGTCGAAGTCCGACCGAACGGACGCGATGCACGTCGCGGGGGTCGCGAAGGGCAGCGTGAACGTAGTCGTGTTGGCTCCGGCGTTGTAGGTCGGGGCCGCGAGGTCCGCATCGGAGACGCGGCGGTCGAGGTGCGTCAGGAACTCGGCGCCCTCGTCGACAGCGTCCTGCGC